CATTACCTTGTTCTGTTCTTCTCTGTAAAGATGCTGTATAGCCTAGCTGAGAAACTTTTATATCCTGTGCAGTATCGTTACTTGTAAGTTTTGCTCTAAATTGAAATCCTCTGCCTTTATAAGTTCCGTTAGCAAAAGTTTGAAAATCAGAATAAGTAGGAGATCCAGATGGATCATCTTGTGTAACCCTTACTAACATTTCAGCATTAACTTCTGTAGCTGTAAGTCCATCAAAGTCCGTAATATCATCAATCAAACCTCTTGAATCAAATAAATCTGATGGATAAAAACCTTCTGTCAAAAAGTGACGTTTGAGATCAAGACTAAATACACCACCTAAATCTAAAGTATCTCCGCCAGCAGTCCCACCAAAATCATAAGTACCTTCTGGTACGATACCGCCAAAATCATCTAAAGAAGTTACAGCATCAAAATCTGTAATGGCGTCAAACGTACCTCCACCAGTTAAATTTAAAGTGTTTGTGGTTGCATCAAAAGCAACATTAGTTTTTGTCCCCTGGAACTTAGGACTATCAGTATCTTCTCTTCTTGTTTGCGTAACAAGTGGAGCTAAATTATCTGGCAGTTCAAGAATTACACTTGTTTCTCCTGCACAGAATCTACCGCCATCATCTTGGAATTTTAAAATATATTCACCCTCAAGATATGGAACTTCCGCAGATGTGGTAGCACCACTAAGAGCTTGAATAAGATCAGTGCTGTTAGTAAATGTACCATTACCATCAGTTAGAGGAGAATGCCTAACATACACTCTACCTCCATGAGTAACATCAATATCTGTAGACCTATTCCAACGTAATCTTACTAATTTTTCATTTATTGGTTCGGCTGATAGTCCAGTTACATTTGATGGTAATGCAGTTTTACCAACAGCATTGAAAGTTAGATCGGCAGAAGTCGCACTTGTCTGTAATGCAGCGTTATAACTGAATACTTGAAACTCATACGTTCCAATATCAGTATTAAATATCTCAAAGTCAGGGGAAGAAACTGTTGTAGAAACAAAGTTACCATTATTGAATCTATAATTGACCTGATACTGTGTAACACCGACAATAGGTTGCCAACTGACGATAAGTTTTGATACTGCCTGATTATTTATCTCAACTATCTTTTCTTCAGCTTGTAAAGCAGTAGGAGGATCTTTAGGAAGATTTAATACCGATACTGTTCTTGTTGGTAAAGTTGCTCCATCTTCTATAAATGTGTACTTTTCATTTACATAAGATAAAGCTGTAATTGCATAATTTATTCCATCAGATTCTTCTACTGTTATTACTCTGAACTTCTGAGCTTGAACTGTATCATTTTGCAGTAACCAAACTGTATTAGCATTTGGAGTCTGAGAAAAAGCAGAAGATACTGTTATAACTGCACCTGAGACACTTGATACTGACTTACTTTCGACAGTTCCATCAGGCAATATGACACTTAATGTTGGATTATTTGTTATTGGTAAATCTGTTGCAGCAGAATCATCTACTGTTATCTCTGTAGTTGTAGCAGAACTAACTCTTCCACCTCTACGGACTCCTGATCTTACAGGATCTGCGATTTCAATCACAGCACCAGGTCTTACAACAACACCAGAATCTATAGAAGTTGCAAATGCTACAATTTCACTTTCATTTTGTTCCGTAAATAAAATAGCTTTTGCTAATCTTCTAGCCTGACCTCTTGATGTACACGCAAAACCTTTTACCTGTTTTATAATCACTCCAAACTTTGCTATAGCAGCAGCATCTTCATAAACCTCATAATCTATTTCTCTACTATCCATATTGAAATAAGAAACAGAAATAACAGTATTTCTTGTTTTTAGTCCACTTCCTGAATAATTAAATCCTTCTTCAGTTACGTTAGCCAAATTAAATAAATAGCTTGCATCTTTTGGACTATCTTGAGCAAGTAAAATACTACCAGCAGACCATATTGGCATACATCTCATTACACCAGCAAGTTCATTTATTAAATCAAATGCTTCACTAGATGATTGAATATTAACGTTGCAACTGAATCTAGCTTCCTGTCCTCCAAATCCATCATCAACAAGAGTATTAGCAAACTTACTAGCGGTAACGAAAGAGAAAAGATCAAGAGAACTATCAGTTATATGATTACCAAATCCATATCTAGTATCTGTAAGAAGATCAAGTAATACCATGGCAGGGCATGAACACCATTGAGCAGCACCCATAACTCCATTGAAAATATATCCGTCTGGGTACACTATCCTGCCTGTTGCACTGTCCACACTTGGAGTACCCGAACTATTTGCACCTGCTCCTGGAATCCTTACTTTTATTCCTCTGATACGATATTTTCTACTAGGTATTGATTGAAACTGCATAGAGTCCAATCGAACAGATGCGTAAGCACTATTGGCATAAGTATTAGAATCATCAATAATTTCAGCAAAACTTGTCCATTGAAATGCGTCTTGCAAACTTGAATCTGAACTATCAGCAGTAACTCTGGTAACTCTTATATCAACAGGAAAAGCACCTGTAAAATTTACCCTATAATCTCTTTGGTAAGCATCAGCAGTTCTTCCTGTAATAGTGTCTGAAATAACATCAGTAAAACCACCAGAATTATATTGAACAGCAATTTTTAAAGAGACAGATGAACCAAGTAAATCTCCTTTATCTGTTGCTTTTTGTATTTGAGGAAAAGTTATCGTGATATTTGCAGCATCAACATTTGAGTTTGTGATCTGCCTAGTAACTGGAGAAGATTGAGTAACAGTAACTCCTACTGCTGTGATAGAAGAGCTACTTTCAATACCTTCAACTTTTGTTTGGTTTGACGTTCCAAATCTAGGATTAAATGTAACATCTTGAAAGTTAAAATCAGTTGCAGTTGGAGAGGCAGAAGTAGCTGTCGCTTTTAAAACAGGAGTATCGTTTAAAAATACATCTTTTAAAGCAGCATTGTTATATGCAGTTGTTCCTTTTGTAAGTCCTTCTTTTGAAGCAGTAGCGAAACCTTCTATCTCTCCTTCAGAAATAAGATCAAGGAAAGTAGCAAACTGTCTACTGTGTAAAGTATCAGGAGTTCTTGTCGGTTGAGGTGGAGTAGGAGGAGAAGGAGATCCAGAACCTCTAATAATTTTAGGATTTGTCATGCCTGTACCTGTTGAGTATCAATAGCACCACTTATAACAACTGATCCTGTAACTATTTCACCATAAACTATTGGAACGGGAGTACCTGCTCTTGATGTATTTTGCGTACCAGAAAAACTAAATGATAATTGTGGATCTTGTTCTGATTTAAACTCTTTTGGTTTTGGTAGAGGGAATAACATTTCACTTACACCCATTATTGTCAAACCTATTCCAAGATTCATTGCAAATTTTCCTGCAAAAGTAGCAAATTTTCCTCCGCCTCCAAAAACTAATCCAGTTTCAGAAAATAATGCCCCAAAGCCTCCACCTGCCATAATCGCTCCACCAATAAGCACAGCACCTAATAATATTTTTCCAAGACCACCTCTACCAGCACCAGCTATAACAGGAACAATATGTATATCTGCCTTTCCTATTGGATGAAGTATTTCTTCTTGATCTACTGCATAATCACCAACTTTTACTTGGTAATATTTAGGATTCATATATTTTTCTACTTGAGGAAAATTATTAATAAGAAAACTAACTGCTTTTGTAAGACTATCTACCTGTATTTCAAACTCTTTATGACCTACAAATTCTGCAAGTTCGCCATATAATTTTAATTTACGCAACATAACGATACCTACCTCCTGTGCATTTTAACAACCATTGAGAATAAGGCTCTCTACAAGATAGTCTATCGGTTAAATGATGTAAAACATCCCCATCTAAGAAAATAGCTACATGATTTAAACCAGGAGATCCAATAGACATCAATAACGCATCACCATTCATTGTTTTTTCATCTGGTCTAAGTTCTCTAAAACCAGTTCTCCAAGCACAAGTTTCAAATAAAGGATTTAATACAAATTCCTCTGGAGTTGTAGGTCTATCCCAATCTTTCAATTCAATACCTTTCTCTTCTTTATACCAATCTCTAACCAAACTCCAACAATCAGTTACACCCCAAACCCAAGGTCTACCCAATAAAGGTGGCTTAAATCCACAAGGTTCACAATATCCCCACTGTTCTGTTTTTGGATTAACAATATGCCATGGAAGATTACTTTGTTCACAACTAATTTTATCTGCCTGACTAGGTGTAGGTGGTGTTACAGGATGACTATGAACAACGGCTGTTATCTCTCCAGTATTATCAGCTTTTACATAATCTTCTGGATCAATAAT